GGTTATGGTTCCACTATGAGTATTACTGGTGCTACTAACAATGGCGTAGTAGGTGGTGTTGGAACGTATGCTACTTATTACAGCATTACATTTAACATCAATACACAATCAGTTGCTCCAGCTACTGGTGCTTATTATTATGTAACTGGTAATGCAAACACATTATTCAATGGTTATAACTATTGTGGTGCTAGTACAACTTCTAGTATTACATTGTACTATCCATATAATCCAGGAACATTTGGCCTTGGAACTACAACTATAACTAAAGAAGTAACTAGTGCGTCAAGTAACAGTTTAGGTATTAGTAAACCATTCAATCCTAATATTAGTACTTCGTTACGAGCTGGTTACCCTGCTAACGGTGGCGGACAAATTACTGTTCGTATTAGTACAACTCGTGCAACAGGACATGACTTCTTAGATATCGGTACTGGCGGATTTATTACCAGTAATTATCCAAACCAAATTTATGGTAATGCCGCGATTGCTGCCAACCAAACACAACAAGTGTTGGAAGAGACAGTCGGACGATGCTTCTATGTAAGTACAGACGAAAATGGTATTTTCAAAGTTGGTCGATTCTTCCAAGTTGACCAAGGTACTGGTACTGTTACATTCTCGGCAAGTATTGCGTTGAGTAACCTAGACGGTTTAGGATTTAAACGTGGTGTTGTTGTTAGCGAATTCTCAACAGATCCTAACATGACAGAGAATGCCGCTGATACTGTACCAGTACAAAGTGCTATTCGTAGTTTTATCGACTATCGTTTAGGATTAGATTATAGTGGAAATCCTGTAGCAACCAGTAGTTTAATTGGTCCAGGATACTTGGCATTAAACGGTACCTTAGCTATGAAGGGTAACTTGAATATGTCAAGTTACAGCATTAGTAACCTTGTTATGCCAGCTAGTGGTACTACACAATTTGACGGTGCTAACAGAGGATACGTAGATGCTAACTTAGCTGGCGTAAGCTCATTGTATAAGTTAAATGACGTTTCTACTAAAGTAACTGCAACATACGTTGGGTTAGGAGTTAGCGGAGGCGGGCCTGTAGTTTACACAATGACATTGAGCAATGTTTATGGAACAATCCAACCAGGAATGATTATAACTGGTACAGGATTTGTCAGTGGACAAACCGTTCTAACTGTTAATATCACTGCTGGTACTCCAGCAACTGGTGGTAGTGGAACTATTACAATCAGCGGAAACTATGATACTACACCTAGCGGTACATTAACATTTACTACATTAACTAATGGTAATTTCTTAGTATATGACAACACGCTAAGTCAGTGGACTAACATTGCTCCGCCAACAGGTACAGGTAATAGTAATCAAGTTTCAATTACATATACACACGGAACACCTGGCTACTTAAAAGCTACTATTCAAAGTAGCGTGATTGTAGACAGTATGGTTAGTTCTAGTGCGGCTATACAACAAAGCAAATTATCATTGCAGGCAGCCAATGCGGCATTATCAACTGCTCCTGTGTCATTCACACAAAGTAGTTTAGGTGTTGCAACATTTAACAGCAATGCGTTTACTCTAACAAACGGTTGGGTGGATTTACAAACCTCAACCAGTGCAAGTACAGGTGTGTTGTTAACTAAATTGCAACAAATAGGCACTGGTTATGTATTAGGTAACTTCGGTACAGGTGCCGCAAGTCCATTACAAGTAAGTGCAGGCGCTGTGGTTACAAACGGTGATGGTATTAAAAATTCGTCTTTCAGCACACCTAACACTGTTACTTCAAATGCTAGCTCACAAGCTATGTTGGTATTGTATAATGGAACTAGCACATCAAGCAATACATACGGTGTTATTGGAGTAACTACTAACAGTACTGCAAGTAGTTTGGTTAAAACAGGTAGTGATGGATCTGTTACTGCTCAACAATTAAACATTGGTACATCAGGCGGTGCTAAAGCAATTAGTGTATCAGGAAGCACATTGTCATTCTGGACTCCGGGACAATTTGCTTTCCTGACATCAGCTGATAATAGTGGTAGTGCTACAACAACATTAAGTGGTAGTGTAGTTGTTCCTGGAACATTGTTTACTACAACTATCGAAACTGGAGCAAACGTTTCCACTGCTGGTCAAATGACTGGTCAATGGTCGTTAGGTAGTTTAAGTTCTTTTAACTTTAGTTCAGGTACACTACAAACTAATAATATTACTACTGGTTCTAATTCTACCGTAGGTATATTAACTGGTAAGTGGCAAATGGCCAGTGGCAGTACATTTGATGGAACTATTTCATTAAACACTGCGGCAACATTAGATACAACTAACGGTACATTGTTAGCAACTACATTGTCAACAGGATCGTCTAGCACAGCTGGTAGCATTATCGGTACATGGACCATTGCAACTAACAGCCAATTACAAGCTACATACGCTGACTTGGCAGAGTATTATGAAGGTGACCAAGAATACGAAGCAGGAACTGTGTTAGTATTTGGAGGAGACAAAGAAGTTACAACAACAACTATTATTAATGATACACGTTCAGCTGGTGTAGTAACAACTAATCCAGCGTATGTAATGAATGCAGAACAAACTGGTATTAAAGTTTGTATAGCACTTGCAGGACGAGTACCTGTTAAAGTAGTAGGTCGTGTTAAGAAAGGCGATATGCTGACAACAAGTGCAACTCCTGGATATGCTGTAAGAGCATTGAATCCAACATTAGGTGCTGTAATTGGTAAAGCATTAGAAGACAAAGACTACGGCGAAGCTGGAGTCATCCAAGTAGCTGTAGGGAGAGTATAATGACACAACAAACAATCAACATAGGCGCAAGCGCAAACGATGCAACTGGGGATCCGATACGTACTGCATTCAGTAAAGTAAATGCAAACTTTACTGATTTATATACTCAACTCGGTAATTGTGTAACAGCAAGTGGTCTTGCTAGTTCGCTAACCCCTTATGTTACAACTACCCAGTTGTCATCGACGTTAAGTTCTTATATACCTGGGCCTTATGCAAATGACGCGGCCGCGGCAACTCACAGCGTATCCGTAGGCTCGCCGTATTATCAGACTAGCGGACAGGTTTTTGTAAGATTAACATAATCGGTAAATATACTAAAGAGAATAAACATGGCCCAGCTAACAATTAACCTAGGATCTTACGCAAACGATGGTACAGGCGACGATTTACGCACGGCGTTTACCAAAGTTAACAGCAACTTTAATGATTTGTACTCGCAACTTTCTGGGTTGAACGGACAAAATATCGGATCAGGGACTGGTATATTTTCAGCAGATACTGCTGGAATTATGAATTTTAAAACTTTAACTAGCACAGGAAATACTGTTACAATTTCAAGCACTAGTAATACTGTTAATTTAGAATCAGTTACAAAAGTTCAAAGTGACCTTGTGCCCCAATTAGGTGGCAATTTAAACCTTGGCAATTACTATGTATATAATGGTAATATCCAGACCACCATTTGGGGACTTGATATACGAACATTGAACACACAAGTTCAAACATTACTAAGCACAGGACTTGGAGATCAAGGTACATTCCTTGCTCCGATAATAAACAATTTTGATTTAGGAACCTTTTAAGGTAGGAGAATAATAATGGCATTACAATTTAGACGAGGAACAAACACTGACAGGCTTACAATTACTCCTGCCGTAGGCGAACCATTATATACAACCGACACCCAGTTGTTATATGTAGGAGACGGTATTACAGCCGGAGGAAATTTAGTAAGCCATGTTAGTAGTGTAAATGGACTAACTGGGGCCGTTAGTTTAAATAGCGATCTAATTCCTGGCGGTTCTCATAATTTATATTTCACAAACACACTAGCCAATGACAGCGTTGGACAAATGATTGCGTCTGGTACATTGAATGGATTAACTGTTTCTTACAATTCTACCACTCATGCAATTACTATGTCTACAGTTAGTAATATACAGGCAGGAACTACAAATAGTCTAGCTTATTACGCATCAAACGGCACTACACTAAGTCCTAGTAGCAGTATTCAATGGACCGAAGGCGGAAACAATTTAAATATTACCAATGGTAATTATAGTTCAATTAGCAATTATTCTGGAGCTCAAAGTCTTACATTTAGTACGTATGCTAATAATGCACTTGGTAATAGCCTAGCATTTAGAAAAGCTAGAGGAACAAACATTACTCCTAGTGCACTACTATCAGGCGATACTGTTCAATATCTTAATTTTCAAGCATATAACGGAACATCATTTGAAAACGTTGCACAACTAATAGTAAACACTGTTGGAACTGTTACTAGTTCTATTGTACCTGCTGAAATAAAATTTTACACAAATGATGCGGCAACCGGCGCGGCAATGCCTAGATTAACATTGTCTGGTTTAAATTCTCCAGCAAGTTCAGTTACTATAGGCCCGTCATCTACTACAGACATAGGTAGCGGATCATTAATTATACGTCAAAGTAATATTTCTTCTTCGACACTTGCACCTTTAATTATATCAAATTACAATAGTGATACCAACGGTGCGGCCATAACTATGAGAAAATACAGAGGAACTTTTTTAAGTTATACCCCTGTATTACAAAATGATGTGCTAGCTCAAATTTCTGGTAAGGGTTACGATGGTACTTCGACTTCGTATGCCGCTCAGATACAAGTGATTGCCGATGGGTCTGTAAGTACTAATATTGTTCCAGGCGCTATTAGCTTCCTTACTGCTAATAATAGTGGCACGTTAACACAAGCATTAAAACTAGATCATTCACAAACAGCGTATTTTGGCGTAAACACTGCTAATAGCATTGTTAGTATTTTAGGAAATGGTACAAGTGGTACAGCAACCATAACATCAAATGTAACTACCGGTACTGCAAACTTATTTGCAGGCGTAACTGGTTCTGTAAACATTGGCGGAATTACATGGACTGGCGCTAATAATACTGCATTAATAATTAATAATGGCGGACTACAATTTAGTAGTGCTAGCTCGGTAGCGGCTGCTGGTACAAATCAAGGTACTGCTACACAATTATATGCTGATAACAACTTTATAACCAGCGGTACTGGTGGCGTTGTATTACCGGCGGCTACTACAGGTCGTGAAGTTTCAGTTACTAACAATACTGGCGCATCAATTAATGTATATCCACAAGGCACACATACTATTGAAAGTGGATCAGCTGGTGTACCTACCGTGTTGCCTAACTTGGCTACAATTAGTTTAATGGCTAAATCAGGTAACAACTGGTGGACTATTCAACCAGTTTATAATGGTGGAACTGGTGTTTCTATTACTCAAAGTGCTAACGGTACTGTTACTTGGAATATTGGACAAGCAGTTAGTACAACCAGTAACGTAACATTTGCCAATGTACAGACAACCGGATTGACACTACGTAACGTGAACTTTATTGCAGTTGCTAGTACAGCAACTTATGCCTTAAGTACTACAACAAGCTACAACGTACTAGTAGTAAGTAATACAGGTTTAACTGTAACTGTAACAATGCCTCCGAGCCCAGTTGATCAACAGCTATGTAGTTTTACTATTGCATCTAATACTGTATCAACACTTAATATGACCGCAGGCCCAACTGTTATACCTCCATTTAATGGTAGTACAAATGTAACATCGGGAACTGTTTATCAATATGTATATCGTGCAAGTACTTCTACTTGGTATAGAAATTAATCTTAATGGAGCATGATTGATGGCTTTAAATGTCTGGACTGTAAGTTCTGGTATAAGTCTAGGGACATTTCCCGAAGAGCTAACACTCACTGTTGCGCTACCGGTACATAACACTACTGGAATAACATTTAGTGTTATTTCAGGATCGTTGCCCGGTGGTGTGCGTATTAACGGGACCAGTATCGCTGGAAATCCATATATTGTAGCTAATAATACAACTCATAGTTTTTGTATACGTGCTACCGACGGAGTTCAAATTTCAGATCGTAGTTTCTTTTTGACTATTACTGGAAACAATCAGCCTGAATTTGTTACTGCACCCGGCGATTTACCTATCGGACCCTCTCAACAATTTTATGTATTAGACAGTTCATATGTAAATTATCAAATAGAAGCATTTGATTTAGATACAGCAGTAGGACAAACACTTACATATTTTATTGCCAGTAACGATGGTGCATTACCCGCTGGGTTAACATTAAGTCCATCAGGTGTTATTTCTGGATTCATTGAACCAACTTTAAAAATTACACCAGAAGACGGCGATGGAACTTACGACAACAGTTATTTTGATGCAGTAGCATACGATTTTGCAAATAAACCAACAGATGGTTTTGATAGTTACAAATACGACGACGTGTTTTATGATTACAATTTATCAGCGGCACCTCCAACATCATTAAATGCAAACTATCAATTTAGAGTTACACTAACTGACGGTGTTAGTTATGCACAACGTATTTTTAAAATATTTGTTGTAGGCAATGATCAATTCCGTGCAGATAATACTGCATTTAACGGAGTAGCAGATGATTTTACCAGTGATGCTACTTACTTAAGAGCTCCGGTTTGGATCAGTAACAGTAATTTAGGTTTGTTTAGAGCCAATAACTATCTAACTATCCCACTTGCGTTGTATGATACTACCGCAGTTATTTTCAGATTAGAAACAACTAATGCCGAAGTGTATGCGGTTAGCTATCGTGTAGATTATCCAGATAACACAAAAGGTGGAAACTCATTAACTGTTGGAAATGTTAAAGGAACTATAACATCGGGTCAATACTTAACATTTGACAACTACTTAGATGGTGCGTCGGGCACAGTTTATGAAATCGAATCTGTTACAACATTAGTAAATGGTCAATACAGAATTACATTATACACTAATTTAGAATTAGATATTCCTAACGGCATTCCATTTTATATCGGATCACTTAGCGAATTACCAGTAGGTGCTAAATTTGATATCGAATCAGGTTCTGTATATGGAAGATTACCTTATCAGCCAGCCGTAACAGAAAATTATAAATTTACTGTGACAGCCACTAGATTAGGTGACACCATTGATGAATATTTGTATGCTAGTAAAACATTTACCCTTTCTGTTATCGGAGATGTAGATAGTGTTATCACTTGGAACAGCAATAGTCCTGCTAATTTAGGAATTATACCAGCAAACTATGTATGTACCTTAGCGGTAAGTGCAACTACAACTGTACCGAACGCGGTAGTAATTTATGAATTAGTCGGTGGAAGTTTGCCGCCCGGGTTGTCATTAAATCTCGATGGTGAAATTATTGGCACAACAAACCAATATAAAAATACTGCTACCGGTGAATTAGGTCTCACAACATTTGATATGGGGGCTATGACCTTTGATGGCAATAGTACTCTTATAGACCGTGTGTTTGTTGCGTCTATCAAAGCAAGAGATCAATTCAATTACAGCGCCATTACTCGAGATTTTACAATCATAGTAAGCACACCAAATAACGTAGCTTATAGCAATATAATCACAAAACCTTATTTGAAATCTGCACAAAGAAATGCATTTAAAGCATTTATTACCGATGATACAATATTCACTCCTAGTAGCATTTATCGTCCTAATGATTCAAACTTTGGTGTTCAATCTGATTTATCAATGTTAGTGTATGCTGGAATTCAAACACAAGATGCGGCTGCCTATATAGGTGCAATAGGTCTTAATGTTAAACAAAAACGATTCCAATTTGACAGTGTTAAAACAGCACAAGCAATAGATCCTAACACAGGTAATGTTGTATACGAAGTGGTATATGTACAAATGGTTGATCCTATGGAGCCTGACGGAAAACATTTACCTCTTAAAGTTACTAGCGATGGATTTGATTCAGACAACATAACAGTAGACAACAGTATTAATTTTTTCCAACAAAATTCCGCAGATCTTAATGCAAATGCTCCACAAAGTTTGAGAGACTTGCCTATGGTCACTGTGGACAGCACAGGTTACGAAGTAAGTAACCCAGACCCTGATACGTTCTTTCCCAATAGTATCACGTTATGGCAGGAAAGATTGAGTGTTGTAGGTGAATCCGAGAGTAATTACTTGCCGTTATGGATGCGAAGTATTCCATCGGGTAGTAAAGCACAATTAGGGTACGTGCTAAGTGTTCCGCTATGTTTTTGTAAGCCAGGAACTTCTTCCAAAATTTTAACAAATATCGAATTTAGTGGGTTCGAATTCAATGCTATAGATTACACAGTTGACCGTTTCATAATAGACGCAGTTACCGGTTATCTAGGCGATAAATATCTAGTATTCAGAAACGATAGGATAACTGTATGACAAGTCAAATAAATTACTCAGCAATTAGCACAACTTACCCAGTAGCGGGCCAAGACAATGATAGTCAAGGATTTCGCGATAATTTTACCGCTATTGCTGCCGCGTTAGCTTCTGCGCAATCAGAGATTACAGATTTACAAACTAAAGCTGTAACTACTGCTACACTTAATTTGACTGATTCAAATACGTTTACTGCTACTCCAACTGTAAACAATTTGCTAGGAAGCACAATTGCCAACGGATTGTTTAATGAATTTTACGGCGTATTTTTCAATGGCGGAACAATTCCAGTTTCAGCAAACATTGATTTAACAAATGGTCCTATACAAAAATTTACATTATCAGGAAATGCTACACTGACATTTACCAATTGGCCAACTGCTGGACAATATGGACTTGTTCGAGTTATGTTAATCGGAGATCAAGTTTCTACTCGTACGGTAACTTTAAGTAGTTCCAACGCAGGCACTATTAGAACAGCCACAGGATGGTTAGGGCAAGCATTTAGTACCACTGCAACTGCAACTGCAATAACTGGATTTACTACAGCTACTACTTCGTTCATCACCGGTACAACTTTAACTGTGATTAGCACAGGTACTACATATTCTGGCGGCATCACAAGTCCTACAGTTGGAATGACTTTATCAGGAACAGGTGTCACTTCTGGAACTTATATTACCGCTGTAAACAATGCATCATTTTCAGGAACGATTACTGGAACTACACTAACTGTTAATACTGTATCAGCTGGTGCAATTAGTGTTGGAATGGCAATTACCGGTACTGGCGTAACCGCTGGAACATATATCAGTGCATTAGGAACAGGCATGGGCGGTATTGGTACTTATACTGTTAGTGCTAGTCAAACTGTTGCTACAACAACTGTCATGTCTGGATCAAGTTATACACTCAACAACAGTTTAACAGTTTCTGGTGTTGCTATTTCCGGAACTGGCAATTTAGTAACTGTTGGATCAACAGTTAACATGGTTGTTAATACTCCATTGTCTTTCACTAGCACACTTGGTAGTTTAACTACTGGAGTATATTATGTACTTGCTGTTATCAGCGGAACAACTGTAGTTGTTGGTCAGGCTAATATTTTAGGTGGCCCTGCAACAACTGTAACAAATACTACCGGAACAGCTAGTATAACCAGTAGTGCAAATACTGTTACATTAGGCACCATTGGTTTATATCAAGTTATCGATGCATGGTCTGTTGACGGTGGGGCAACTGTGTTTATTAAATTGTCAGGTACTTATTAATGCATCCATTAGCTGGAGATTTTTCAAATCTTAAAGATTCCGAAATAGAATCTAAAATTACTGATTTGACTAAAAAGTATTTTATGACTACTAATACAGCAGTTAAAACTCAAATTGCTAGTTTATTAGAAGATTATAAACAAGAAATTGGCAAACGTAGAAAACTACAATTGGATAAATTGATGTCCAATCGAGATAAAACACTTGACAATTTAATTAAAGTCAACTAAAATATAGGCTATGCGCCTAGATAAATTCGGTAATCCTATTTTTAATTCCGTCGATATATTCAAATTCCTATATCAAGGAAAGTTAACCAACCTCAAAGATCTTACAGTAGATTATACTGAAGACATTGAACAGTTGCAGGAAACTGCTGGCTTTTCGTTTCATCGGTTTAATGAACAAATAGAATCTATTGACATAGCAGACTTTGATCAAGCTCTACAAAGTGACTGGTTTATGCCAGAAGAATATCGAGATTTCGATGTAAAAGAATGGTGTTTAAATCGATGTACAACTCCAGAGCAAATTGCCCGGGTTAATGCTGAAATGACTGCTTACCAAGAACGTCATATGATTCCACTACTACAATGGACTAAACATTTTGTGGATACTTGCAACGAAAATGGCATAGTATGGGGTGTAGGAAGGGGTTCTAGTGTAGCTAGTTTTGTGTTATATTTGCTAGGTGTACATCAA